AGCCAGAATGAAAATGCAAAATTTCAAACGCCCGGAGTCTATAACTCACGATTTTGGCATGAGCAACATAGACGAATACTTGAGCAATCAGTATCAGAGGAGGCACTCACCGAGATTAAGCGAGACCATGATGCAATGGCCAGATGGACAGACAGACTTGCTTCCGTTGGCAACGGACAAGTTCCAAGAGTGGCGGCAACAGCATTCACCATCCTTAAACAGCGATTAGATGCATGAAAAAGCCTATACATATCCACATAACGATCAACAGCGCACGCGCAGAGCCTGATGAATACGACACACGCCATTACTGCGCTGACTGCCGCATGAGCTTTAAATGCCCTAATCCCGATAAGCCCGTGATGGCTAGGGTTTTGAATAATTGCGCTTTTTATATTTCAAAGGTAAAAAATGAGTTACAAATTAACCGATATAAAGCATGAAACGCGAAACTTTTTTGTAATTGAAGTTGGCGACCGAGGTTTTGAAGTTTGCGAGGTTGACTACTGCCATACAGCAAAACGTGTGGCGCAAATTGGGCATGGGGAAAGCCCTTACTTGGGGCTAGACCGCGCAATTAAGGAATGCGATAGACGGCAAGAGTTGAGAACAGCTAAAGACCTTGAAACGCTTAGGCTTGCAAAATTGTTTAAACAGGTATAGAATTATCACACGGCGATTGTCGTAACGCGTGCAGGCGTTTTTAACAGGTTGGGTTTGTTATGTCATTGTGCTGTACCTGTACAGTCCTGCAACCACTAGAAATAGTGGACGATGACATAACAAACCTTTTTTATTGGAGGTTCGCAATGGCATCATACGCCTTGTACACATACGAGACACAGCGCTGGCTACATCACCATCCTAGCGCAACGCCTGAGCAGATAGAAGACGCTTTCAAGCGCATAGCTAAAAGGCTTGGGCTATGAATTGGTATCCTCATCATGTGGGCGACTACAAAGCCGCGACCGCTCATTTATCCAACGATGAAGACCTAGCCTATCGTCGCCTGATTGAAATGTACTACGACACTGAGCAAAATATCCCACTGGATACCCAGCGGGTTAGCCGTCGGTTACGCATGGGTTCGGATGTTGTGGAATCTGTACTAAACGATTTTTTTACAAAATCAGAAAATGGGTATAAACATGAAAGATGCGACTACGAAATAGCGGAATTTCATAGAAAAGGCGACATTGCTAGGGCTAATGGTAAAAAAGGGGGTCGTCGCAAAGCCACGCCAGTCATAAAAAATAACCCAGCGGGTTACCAGCCGCTAACCGACGGCTTACCAAGTGCTAACCCAGTGCTAACCAAACCCCTAGCTATCCAGTATCCAGTATCCAGTATCCAAAATACTCTTTCGTCAACTACGTTGCCGGCATGCCCACAAAAGAGGATACTTGAATTGTTTAACAAACACTGCCCAACACTGGCACAACCTAGACACGAGCTATGGATTGAAGGAAAGAACGGGCAAGCACTAGCAGCAAGATGGAAGTGGGTATTGACGGCTACAAAGTCAAAAACAGGCGAGCGGTATGCAACAGACCACGAATCAGGCGTTGATTTTTTTGATCGATACTTTGCCTATGTTGCAAAGAGTGAATTTTTAACGGGCGAAAAATGGAGTGCGGATTTAGGTTGGTTGGTCAATAAATCAAACTTTGAAAAAGTCTTAAACGGAAACTACGAGAATAAATCATGAACGACGATAACGGATTAAGAATCCCGCCGCACTCGATTGAGTGTGAACAAGGCATCCTTGGTGCATTGCTTTTGGACAATGGCGCTTGGGACAGGCTACCAAGCAACTTAAAGCCTGAGCACTTTTACAGCCACGCAAACAATACGATTTTTATCATCATTGGTGAACTTTTGGCTAAAAAATCTCCCGTTGATGTTATTACGGTATTTGAGGCGCTTTCTAGCGCTCGAAAGATAGACGAAGTAGGTGGCATAGGGTATCTCAATAATCTCGCCCAATACGTGCCTAGCGCTGCCAATTTGAGGCGGTATGCGGACGTGGTGATCGAAAGATACAAAAGCCGCCAACTTTTGACGGTGAGCGCGGAAGTTGCAAGCCTAGCTGATAACCAAACAATGACCATAAACGAGCGGATTGACCTAGCGCAGGCGCAGCTAGGCAAATTGGTTGGCGAGGAAAAAACAGAGGAATGGGTTGGGGCGTATGAAGCGATGGTGCAGCATACTGAGGTAATTGAGCGACGAGCCAACGGTGAAGATTCAGCCATGCCCACGGGATTGATAGACCTAGACCATTTTTTAGAAGGAGGACTGAGAGAGGGGGAGCTGCACATAATCGCGGCACGACCCAGCCAAGGTAAGACGGCTATCGCTATGACAATCGGGCTGCACATGGCACAGGATTACAGTGTTGCCATGCTTTCGATGGAAATGCCACATAGAGAGGTTAGGGATAGAATGACTGCGATGCTAGGTCGGGTGAGTTTGTCAACTGTAAAGCGCCCGAATCGTGATTTTGACTGGGGGCGGGTGGTTGATGGAACACAAAAGGCGCAAAATCTCAATTTTTACGTGTCCGACATGGGTGGATTGAACATCAATCAAGTGCGTACAAAGGCGCGAACCATCAAAAGGCTGCACGGGCTGAATGTGTTGATTGTGGACTATATTGGACTGATGACTGGCTTGGATAGTAAAATGGCGCGTGTTTACCAGCTTGGAGAGGTTAGTAGGGGATTAAAGCAATTGGCAAAAGAATTGAATATCGCCGTTGTGTGCCTAGCCCAAGTCAACCGTAAAGCCGACGAGCGCCAAGATAGCTCACCAAGTTTGAGCGACCTAAGAGATTCAGGCGACATTGAACAAGATGCGGACGTGGTGACGTTTGTACAGCGCCCGATACAATCAAAACCAGAGCTAGGCGCAGACTTTGAGCATTACGCCAAGATAACCGTTGCAAAGAACAGAAACGGACGATGTGGCGTGCTTAGCCTTTTTTATCAGGGAGACCAAACAAGGTTTGACGCATGGCATGGGCAGCCGCCAAGCATAGGGGCAATCAGTGGAAAGAGGGGTATGCAATGACGCTGAACGAATACGTCCACAGTGTCCTAAACGCAGTCAAAGCAGGTAGTAAAGCCTACACCGAGCAAGATATTTTAGAAGCCTTACAACTAACGGGGGATTTATGACCTACACAATCATCACAAAACTAAAAACAGACAAGCCACTACCGCTAGATTTTTCGACAATCGTTGAAAACCGAATCCACGACTACCTAAAGCGCAATGCCAATGAGGTAGATGTAGAGACAAAAGTATTTATTGAGATAAGTACAAACCCTAATGAAAAATAATACATCTATCGGGTTAACCCTATTAGGGTTTTTAGTTGAAAAATAACTTGATAAATGTCGAACTAGTGGCATAATACGACACATGCACAAAGCATGACGCACCTAGGCGAATCTAGGACAAAGGAAAATAAAATGGCAACAGCAACACACGTAATTTGGAATGGCTGCGATGGCTACGACTACTCCGAGGCTGGTCAAATAAGCTATACGAGGTTGGGTGAGCACAAGGCGTTTGAGGTGGAGGAAATTCAGGTTGACAGCTTGCCCATTATTGATGGTGAGATCGACTACACAGGCACAATTTTATTGTCAGACGGAAAATTATTTATCGTTGCGCTTCATGACTAAATTTACAAAAGGTAACACCCTACGCGCCAAGCCACTAGACCAACACCAAACGGCCAAGGTCGTGGTGGCTGTAACGCCGGCAGAAAAAGCAGCATGGATACAGCTTGCATATCCAAATACAATTAGCCACATGATCCGCGAGGCGGTGGCTGCACATGCAATTAGTACCGTTATCGGAGATGTAAACTATGCAAAATCTAGGAAGGAATCATGTTAAAGGTAATATCAGTTCCTATGTTGGCAGAACATTAGGCGGAGGTTTTGTTTTTGAACATACGACACGAGCGGTTAGCTCTATGGGAAAGGGATATGAAAATTCAGGGTTAGTGCCAGAAACTCATTTTGTAGAAGTTTCTCCACGAGAGATATTTGACGTGTATGATCGCCCACAGCTATGGGAAAAACAATTAGCAAAGGTCTGAAATGCTTAGAAAAAACCACGTCCTCACACTAAAGCGCGATTCAACTATGAAAATGGTACATTCATGCGTTGAGCTAGGGATAAGGACAAAGGAAGATATAAGCAAAGACACGGGGTTAAGAATCGGGCAGGTCAAGAGTGCTTTATATAACCTAGTTTTTATAGGGTTACTCAGGTTCACAAAAGAAAACGGCAATCCATCGGTTTATTACTTAATCGACGAGATAGAGGCTGGATTGACTAACGAATGCCTTAAGGGTATCAACTCGATATTCAATCATAAGGCTTTACCAAATGATACAATGGCGGCGTAAGTTGCTACTTTACAGCCGTCCCAGTGCGGCTCTTTTTGCGAACAATCTAAGGAACTCGCCGTGTTTAATAAAGTCAAGGCAGACTCAATCTGCAAACTAATCGAAGAAGGTAAAAGCCTCCGCTCTGCATGTTTCGATAATGACATCGCACCATCTACTGTTCTTGGATGGGTAAATGATAATGATTCTTTTTCCGAACAATACGCGAGAGCTAGGACTGTAGGCTATAAGTTGTTGGCTGACGAAATACTAAGCATTGCAGATGAGAAGGACGTAGAAGTCAAACATGATGGCGATGATGTTAGGCTAGACCTAAGCCCCACAGCGGTTGCGCGAAATCGTTTGAGGGTTGACACTAGAAAGTGGATGCTTTCAAAGATGCTGCCAAAGGTGTACGGCGACAAACTAGAGTTGTCAGGCAATAAGGACGCTCCCATTGAGGTTGTAAGCCGTATTGAGCTTGTAGCGCTAGGCTAGGCGTGACAACGCAGCAGATAAAAATTCCAAGTAAGCTAATCCCAGTATTCGACGGGGCGGCTGACGTTCGCGGCGCATGGGGCGGGCGTGGAAGCGCAAAAACGAGAAGTTTCGCCACGATGATTGCAGTGCGTGGGTACATCTACGGGAAGGCTGGCACAAAAGGAATCATGCTTTGCGGTCGCCAGTTTATGAACTCACTAGCTGATTCATCGCTTGAAGAGATTAAAAGAGCGATTGAAGATCAGCCGTTCCTGCTTGATTACTACGATATAGGTCAAAACTACATCAAAAGCAAAGACGGCGCTATCGAGTTTGCTTTTATCGGATTGGATAGGAACATCGCCTCGGTCAAGTCCAAAGGTCGTATTCTTATCTGCTGGGTTGATGAAGCCGAGCCTGTAACCGATGAGGCTTGGAATACTTTAATCCCTACGTTACGTGAAGAGGGTGAAGGTTGGAACGCTGAACTATGGGTGACGTGGAATCCAAAGAGACGAAAAGCGCCAGTAGAAAAACGGTTTAGGTTTGCCAAAGACCCGCTATTTAAAGTGGTAGAGTTAAACCATAACGACAATCCAATGTTTCCAGATAAGTTAGAAAGGGAACGACTAAGGGACAAAGAAGAGCGTCCAGACCAATATGAGCACATTTGGAATGGTGATTATGTGAGCGTCGTTGAGGGCGCTTACTACGCAAAATCAATCACTCAGGCTAGAAGCGACGGAAGGATTGGACGTGTAGGCGCTGACCCGCTTATGACGTATCGGGCTTTCTGCGATATTGGTGGGACAGGCGCTAGGGCTGACGCTTTCACCATTTGGATAGCGCAGTTTATTGGTAGAGAGATTCGGGTCTTGAATTACTATGAATCAGTTGGTCAGCCAGTGCAGGCGCATGTCCAATGGTTACGTGATGGCGGGTATCTTGGTAACAACACGACTATTTGGCTGCCACATGATGGCGATACACAAGATAAAGTCTATAACGTAAGCTATCGGAAAGGATTTGAGTCGCTAGGTTATGCTGTCGAAGTTGTGACAAATCAAGGCAAAGGCGCTGCCAGTGCTAGGATAAGGGCTGTGCATCGAGTATTTCCATCGGTTTGGATGAATGAAGAACCATGCTCGCATGGATTAGAGGCGCTTGGTTGGTATCACGAAAAAAGGGACAGCAATAGAGATGTTGGACTCGGGCCAGATCACGATTGGTCGAGTCACGGCGCTGATAGCTTCGGCTTGATGGCAGTCGTTTATGAGTCAGTAGGCACTCCAAACCAAATGAAGCCAATCAAATACCGCCAAAGCCTAACCCTAGCTTAGCGCTTTACCACCTATTAAAATAGGCGAAACATGAGGGCTTGCCGTGAAACTACGCGATGACGAACTGCTTGATTTACTAAGACGTAAAGAAGACGAAGCTGCCGCATACGTTGACGGGCAACTTGGCACGGAACGAGAGCTTGCAATGCGCGAGTATCATCGTATGCCTTATGGCAATGAAGAGGATGGTTGGTCTCAGATTGTCGCCTCCGACATTCAAGATACAGTAGAGTGGGTGCTCCCTGCCCTGCTAAAAACATTCTCTAGCACCGATAAAGCCGTATGCTTTGAACCTACAAAGCAGGAAGATGTAGAAGGCGCTGAACAAGCCACTGATGCATGTAATTACGTCTTTTACAAACAAAACAACGGATTCCTAGTCCTATACACGGCAATCAAGGATATGCTGATTGTCCGCAATTGTGCTGTAATGTGGCGCAAAGAAACTCAAGAAACAGTCTCTAGTGTACCGTTTAAAGGTGCATCTAGTGAGATGCTTGCCATGCTAATGCAAGAGGAAGACGCTGAGATTCAGGAAGTGCGAGAGGAAACAATCGTCAATGAGCTAGGCGAGCCAATCCAAGTGTTTAGCGGTCGCATGAAAAAGACAGAAGCTAAAACAATCGTAAAGGTCGAAGCGTTTAGCCCACAGGATTTACTCGTTGATCGTAATTGGACAAGCCCATTGCTAGCCGAATGCCCTTATGTCGCACGGAAAATGCGCGTCACTTTGTCTGATTTAAAGATGATGGGATTTAAGGATGTCACGGCTGACGAATTGCGAGGCAGTGATGGTGGCGAATCAATTGACTCAAGCGGGAGATTATTCAATGTTGACAACAGGGCTGGCTATGGCGAGCTTGAGGAGGGCCAGTTCACAGGCGATGACTCAATGGCTGAGGGCTGGCTAAGAATTGAGTTTGCCTTGGTTGATGCTGATGGCGACGGCGTTGCTGAGCGTCTATGTATCTATCGCTTAGATAACAAAATCCTCAAGCAAGAAGTATGCTCACACGTTCCTATTGCTACGTCTAGCCCAGTCCTAAACTCGCATCGTTGGGACGGCCAAAGCATTGGTGACGCAGTAGGTGATTTGCAAAAACTGCACACGGATTTATTGCGTCAAACTGTCAATAACTTACAGCTAACCAACAATCCACGGACAAAAGTTTTGGTTGACGGGAATGGCAATCCACGCGCAAACATTGATGATTTGCTTAATTCCCGAATTGGTGGAATCATCCGTCAACAGTCTAATGACGCTGTGACGGAACAAGTCATCCCATTCTCAGCTCAGGCTTCCATGCCCATGCTTGAGTACTTGCAAATGATGCGAGAGAATCGCACAGGCGTGTCACGTACCTCGCAAGGGTTAAACCCTGATTCACTGAATAACACAGCAACAGGGCGCCAAATTGACCAGACAGCCTCAATGCAGCGTATTGAGCTAATCGCTCGAATCGTCGCTGAAACCTTAGTTAAGCCTATATTCCAAGGGATCCTCAAGCTATTGACCGACGGCGGCATGGAAAAGCTAGCATTCCGATTACGTGATAACTTTGTAGAGTACGACCCTAACGAATGGCGCGATAGTTACGACATGACTATCAATGTCGGACTAGGCACGGGTGACGCACAGCTGAAAATGCAGCAATTGACCACAATCATGCAATTGCAGCGTGAAGGCATGGCTATCGGGTTGGTAGAGCCGAAACACCTCTATCACTCAGCTAGTCGATTAGTCGAGACGGCAGGGTTTAAAGACGTTCAAAACTTCCTACAAGACCCAGAAAACGCGCCTCCTAAACCCCCACAAAAACCGATTGAAATCCAATTGAAAGAGATGGAACTCGCGGCACAGGCTCAGGAAAAAGAAAAAGACCGCCAAAACGAGATCAACAAGTTCCATGCTCAGACGCAAATGTCGATGCAGGTAGAGGACAAAAAAGAATCTACAAAGCTACACGAAATTCAAGCGTCACTAGAACTACAAGCTGAAAACGACCGTCGTGATGGTGAGCGCGAATTTATGAAGTCTCAGCGCGATGCTGATACAAAAGATAAAGAGATTGCATTTAAAGAATGGGAAGCTGAATTAAAAGCGAAAACGCAGATCTATATTGAGCAAATGAAGGTAACGGGAACGATTGATGTGGACGGCGGCATGGCGCAAGACAAATTTATCAATGACGCATTAACTGCTATGCACGATAAATTTAACTTACTAATTGAAGTAATGCAGAAGCCCAAGACAATCACCCATTCGAGCGGTAGAGTTTCAACAATAACGGCGGTATAAAAAATGGCACTAAACACACAATTGGCAAACGCTACAGTAAACGGTCAGGGTGATAACCTATCAGCCCGATTAAACAGCGGATTTTTACGTATTTATGACGGCACACAGCCAACGAATGCAGATACGGCTATAGGCGCACAGGTATTGCTTGCTGAGTTGACATTTTCAGCTACTGCCGCGCCTGCTACAGTAAACGGGTTAATTACGTTTAACGCGC